TTCTGGAGATTTGATTTGTGCGCCTTTGGGTGCTTTGACTTCACGCTTCATCTGCGCCGCCCGCCATTAATTGTTCAAGGTTCATCTCTGGGTTGTCAGGTTCCGGCTCTTCATCCGGCTTGCCAAACATCTGATCAAAAGCGTCAACCTCAATCACGCCGTGAGTCTCAAGATACTTTTCATAGTCTAGCCCCATCTGCCACAACACCTGCGCACTCTTGATAACCTCAGTTTCCTGAGCTACTCTGTCTTTGTCGCTAAGACCCTGATTCTCCTTGAACCAAACAGCACCACGCCCGCAGAGTTTCATCAGCCGGTTGATATTTTCTAGCAGGTATTCTGATTGCAATGACTTAATTGTCTGCATATCAACCTGCCGGTCGCCTTCACCGGTTGCGCTCAGGCCTTTTGGCGGTTCTCCGACCAACGTTGACAGTGATAGGCCGGTCACCATTGCAAGGCGGCGGAGGGTTATCATGTCCGACTCGGCAAGGTTGGTGAGTGACTGGGTGATGCTTTCGATCGCGTCCTCCTCATCCACTATTCCAGCGCCGTAGATTGAGCGCAGGTTTTCAAGCTCAGAGAAATACTGGATCAGGGTTGACTCTTGCTTGTCTGCAAGCATATCCTTGAACCCTTTAATCTTATAAAATATGGTAGACGATTTTTCAAGCATGGCCGGAACTGCTCGCTGTACGATCTGATCACTGACCAGCTCATTACGGATAAGCTCAAACTCAGAAATGCCACCGAAGAAATATTCAGGTGCGTCGAACTCGACCGGTTTGAGGTATGTCATATCAATAACGCGGCTCGGGTGTATAGTGAAACCCCGCACCGAGTAGGCTTTCGGTTTGAAGTAGTTCGGACTGCTCAGGTTGTACTCGACAGACTGAACATAAATCATATCCCCGCTGAACACTTGGAATCGAACCTTTGACCAATCGTTAATCGTCGGCAGCGGTTGGCTCATGTCTGCCCCTGGCTCTTGGACTACTATCAATCCGCGCCCGAAAGCTAGCATGTATTTGCAAGCGTCTTTGACGTGTTGCTGCAATCGTGCTTCGTAAAAGTCTTTATCGCCCTCGCTCTCGAACTGCAGCGTGCCGTTAAGAGCCATTCCGGACTTTGTGCGGATGATTTTGCTACCGACGCCCGTTTTATAGATCGCCCTCAGCTCGTCCCAGTCAACGCGGGAAGTTGTCATCCGGTTGGTGGCGTGGGCGTTGCGGCGGTTAGCCAGCTTGCTGGTAAGGCTGGTAAGGCCGTCGGTGAATAGTTTTGGGATGCTCATGGTCTCCTCACAATATCGTTGAGTAATCGGTAATAGCAGAAACTCCTGGGGCGTACTGTATCATAACTGAGTCCCCGGCGTTTGGTGATTTTGTACCGTTCGGTGCTTTGTTGATTTTCATCTTCCCAACATCGTTAAATCCGTATGTAGGTTGACTCAGTTCGTTTAGTAATATCTGCCGGTCATTTGCTGGGATATCTTCGCTTATACTTATCAGGTCGTCTGCGTTGTAGTCCATCCCCTCGACTACTGCCCGGTAAGTATTTTGGAACCTCATCCTCAAAGACCACCACCCCTGAGCTTTCAGGTTTAAGAACATGTCCTTGTTTTTTCTTCCCTTGATCATCTCTTTTTCCGGGTTATGCACGACCCCTGAGCCACGAAACTGATGGACTTTCTTCTTCTGCTGCCGTGCTGCTTTTCTCTTATCATTTATCACACGGGCATCACCCCTGACCCCCGCTCCGAGCCCGTCGGCATCGTACCGCATTGATTCAAGGTTCTCAGTATCGCATATTGAGAATGCCTTTTCCACGGTTCCGTAGATGTCTGACCCTTTGCCGCTCCATATCCGTATAGACTCGATAACAATGCCGTGTGCTGAAACAAAGGCGTTTTTATCTTTTCCTTCATCCGCTACATCGAGTGACCCCGATCTCTTGCCGGTAGGCTCAATCCCTAATTTCCGATGTGCGCCTATTGCCGCCTGTGCCCACTCTGACGGAATCAACACGCCTTCGACAGACGCTTGATAGTTGATGTCTATTTCCTGAGCTATTGTAATTGCGTCAAGTTCGTTGCACTGTTTTGCGTACCATTCATCATCTTTGCGCGGATCGTCGCGCCAGTGGAAAGTAAACACCTTCACCATGCCTGAATGCCGCTTCTCCGCGAAGGGGTTAGCCATGCCGTGCGGGGTGCTCACGTCTATCCTGCAGTTTGTTGTCTGGGATAGTGATGCTTCGACAAGTTCTGGCCTCTCTAAAAACGCTGCTTCGTCTACAAAGTACAGAGATGATCTATCCCCCCTCCCGATTCCATCCCCAGCCTCTCCGCTTATGCTTGCGCCCGTGGCGGGAAAGTTTATCCTCATGTGGGGTGCGTGTTTTTGTGGGTCAAATTGTGGCCTAAATTCAACCGGAACATTCTCGATAAACTTTCGAGCCTTCCAGAACAATGACTTCGGGCTGCCGATCCGGTCGACATATTCTTCTTTACGACTGCCGAAGCCAATCATCATTCCATCGTGGAAAAGACATAGTGTAGATGCCAGTCCGACAGACAGCCATGATAGCCCCATGTCACGGGTTTTTTCGGTCAGTCCGTTTTCTTGCCCTGCCCATCTATCCATTGTCCATTGTATCCATTCGCGCTGACGTGGGAAAAGAATAAACGGAATAAGGGCCGGCAGTCCCCGCTCTACATTTCGCGGGTCGACGGTTACTCCCCAGTCTGAGATAAAGTCTGCGGGGTTGTCTCTGTAGTAGCTGCGCAAAGCAGGTATGCAGGCGGGATTCTCGCGGATGCGGTTTAGCCGCCCTACTCTGTCAGTAAAAACAGGTAAATAATCGGGGCTTTTGAAATCGAAGTCATTCATCCTTACCCATGATTTTTTGGTATTGCTTCGCGGCTTCGATCGCGTCAACTGCGGTAATAGATGGCCGGGGTGTCATGCTGCCATCCTCGCTCGTGTGGTTCAGATTTTGCTGGTCCCTTTGGCCAAGATACTGCTTCCCCAGCCAGATCAGCATTGTTGGGTTTCTGTCATCTGTCGCCAAAATGTATTGTGCGCGTCGTATGCTCATTTTTCCCTTGACAGATTTTCTTTTATATAATTCCGAAAAACCTATCCCGTATTTTTTACGAACCGCGGCCTGTATGGTGTCGTCAGTACATCCAAACCACTCGGCAATCTCAACCTGAGTGCATAGCATCATACATAGCTTATCGAACTCCGCCCAGTCTATTTCTGTCAAGGGTCTTCCGTTTGCTTTTTTACTCATGCTCCCTCCTGTCATCCTTATCTTAGTATTTTTTCACGTTTCCTGTTCTCCCCCTCAAATTCCCTGTCTATCCAGTCTCGGAAAAACTCAAAATCACTGCATCCGTTGCTGATATAATACTGCTCGAACTGCGCATTGTCTGATAAATTTCCGCTTCCTGATATACAGAGCTTCGTCGATCCAGCCTGTATCAATATAATTTTAGAATGATTCCAATTAAATTTTACTCTAATTCTTCCGCTGTGGCTTCGCTTGTCAAACTCAGTTATCATCTGTGTGTATCTTTTAGGCATACGGAATTTTACGCTTTCGGACAGCATGATGTCGAGATATCCGATCTTTCCTGAGTCAAAGTCCCTAAATAGCGATGATATAACGTCCTGATGCATATTAAACGTCGTTATCATTAGCCTGTCTATTTTTACATAATCAATAAAGGCCTGTTGAATAATCGTAAAAGCGTTAAAGGAGCCAGTTGACATTATCACCGACATTTCACCTTGTTCCGGAAAGCCTACGCTTGCAAAATCCTTGAGCTGCAACAGGTGGCGGGCGGTGTATTTTTGTAATCGCTTCTCTGCTCTCCTGCGGCCAATGTCACCCCTGCTCTCGGCCTCGTCTACAAGATCATCAGAGTCTCGATTATCTATGACATCTTTTTCTTTTCCAGAAGATAATTTCAAATCGGCAAAACTAAGATCATCGACTGCAAAACTAAGATCATCGACTGCAAAACTAAGATCATCGACTGCAAAACTAAGATCATCGACTGCAAAACTAAGATCATCGACTGTCATAATGCCCCACGGTCGTATACAAGTGAATAGATAGGGTTCATATTACAAATATAAAAAAATTTATCGGTTAGTCCGCAAACCTGCGGTTTTTATTTCCGGGTGGCTGGGGCACGAAGAAGAAAAAGACAGAAAATAGTTTGTAGGTTAAAAGTTATTTGTTATCTTACTTATGTAAGGATCGACAGCAACAACAACAATAACAACAACAATAACCGCAGCAAGAAGAAAAAAAAAGGACAGAAAATAGTTTGCATGTTAAAAAGTTATTTGTTATCTTATAGATGTAAGGATCGACAGCAACAACAACCAAAAACACCACTACCATCATGAGACACTATTACGCTTTATCTGACAACTCCACCGGCCCCAACCCGAAGGAGCACACAAGTGGCTTTGCTAACACCACCGTCGTCATAGCTTTTAGCTCCGCGGGCAAGCGGACCGCATGGCTTGCTGCTACAAAGCTCCTCAAGGCCAGTGCGATCACCCGCCCCCAAGCGATCAAGCTCACACCCACCCTAAAGGCCCCCTCCGACCTAAAGGGCCTGAAAAGTGTGTCGGTGCATGACATAGACGCGGAAGGGCGTGCGGTAGACACCGATGGCGTGGTGACGCTACGGGACTCCATATACTGACGCTACAGGATAAAATATATTTTGCATGTTAAAAAGTTATTTGTTATCTTATAGATGTAAGGATCGACAGCAACAACAACAACCAAACCATTACCATGAGACACTACTACGCTTTATCTGACAGCTCCGCCAGTCCCAACCCAGCGGAGCCCGCGAGTGGTTTTGCTAACAGCTGCGAAGCCATAGCTTTTGACTCCTTGAGCAAGCGGACAGCGTGGCTTGCTGCTACAAAGCTCCTCAAGGCCTGTGCGATCACCCGGCTTGAAGCGATCAAGCTCACACCCACCCTAAAGGCCCCCGCCTACCTAAAGGGCTTGAAGCTCGTGTCGGTGTGGGATACAGACGCGACAGGGCGTGCTGTATACACCGGTCGCGTGGTGACGCTACAGGACTATAGCATGTAACACGCGCCCAAACGGCTCAGGAGCGATTATATCCGGGTATGTATGCAGATGTATACCTGCAGGGATATAATCGCTCCTGAGCCACTTACGGGGTTTTTATCGCGACAACACAACCACAACCCAAACACATACCATGAGACCTATACTCTACGGCATACTATCCACGGCTCTGCTCGTCAACCTCCTCTTTATGGCTCTTGACACCGGTCAGCCATCGGTATGGGTGCTCATCTTGTGCGCGGTCGTGATCATCTTCGCCGGCGGCGGGAAATAAGGCCTAAAAACGGTGTGGGCAGAAAACCGGGGTTGGCCGCTCAGAAGGCGGTGGACAATGATGGTGGACAATCCATTGTCCACCCGTAAAGCCGCCACCAGCCTACTTATACACCGATCGGGGGGGAATTGTGGACAACTATTTGGCTTTTTCAGTTTACCTGTAGGTTTTAGCATAAAAACCCTACCTATAAAATAGTATATACTATACTTCAACTATCAATAAGATTTTAGTTGTCCACATTGTCCAAGAGTCTGTAAACCCTTACCCACAGGTAATTTCCCGTGGGTCATCAACCCTAAAATAGTTGTCCACCCATAGACCACCCGTTGTCCACCCATAGCGAAGTATAGCAGTAAAACCAGGTGAAAAGCCTTACAAACACCTAAAAAAACAAACAACCACCATGTTTAGAGAAACAACTTTTTCTCAAGACAGAAAAAAGTTCTCAAAACAGAAAAAAGTTCTTG